CGGCCTTGTGGCCTACGCCTACGGGCTGGTGACCAAGTACAGTGAAGGCAGCGCAGAGCTGGCCTGCCAGATGTATGAAGCACTGGCCGAGGCGCAGGGCGTGTATGTGCCCGCCGCAGAGCCTGCCGCTACCGCCAGCTATGGCGAGGTGGCCCGCATGGTGAGCGCTACCAAGGACCAGAACCCCGCCAACCTGCCAAACGGCGTCAGCCGCCTTGTCAAGCGTGCCGGTGCGGACACCACCCTGAAAAACGCCATTCGCGACGGCGCGGAATGGGCATGGGTGCCCCATGGTGACACCTGCCCCTTCTGCATTACGCTGGCGTCCAATGGTTGGCAGAAGGCCAGCCAGAAACTGCTGAAGGGCGGGCACGCGGAGCATATCCACGCCCATTGTGACTGTGAGTTTGCCATCCGGTTCGACCACCGCACCACAGTTGCCGGGTACGATCCGGACAAGTATTACCGGCAGTATCGTGAGGCGGGCGGCGACATCAACAAAATGCGCCGCATTGATTACGCCGCCAACCGGGAGCGCATCAATGCACAAAAGAGGGCGGCGTATGCAGCGCAGGCATACCGCAAGGATCTGGGTGCAGCAAGTAAGATCACACTGACCCGCAGAACGGAAGCTGTTGAAATCTCTGTGAAGCAGGTCGAATCTTACAAAACGCCGGTTTTTGTTTCAGATAAAGCGTCTATCAAGCCCAAGGCACTGCATGAGGTCAACCAGAACACAGAGCACGCATTGACCGACTGGGGCGTAAGCATTGACCGCAAGCCTAAAATCGTGATCGTCAGTGATGACGAATTGCGCGGTGCAGTGGGCGTCTATGACCCCTGCGAGAATATCGTTTACTACGCTGAAAGCATCGGCAAGAAGGCAGTGCAGGAAGCATCCGGCGGTGCTGGTGCCGTTGAAGCTCATGAAATGTGGCACATGAAGCAGGCAGAGGATTTCCGGCAATCCGGCTGGACGATCACCCGCGAAAATCGCGGGGAGTATCTCGATGCTCTGTGCAAAAAGTGCAGGGAACGCATTGACAAACTTGGCATTACGCGCGATAATGTAGGAGAAATCAGCAAATATGCTGCTGATATGTATTTAGGCGACCGCTTTGATGAAGTCGAGGCGGAATTTATGTCGTTAAGGAGGCGAACGTAACATGTGTATATTGGGTTATCCCCCGGAAATTCAAAAGTTAGTCGATACGTTTGATCCTTACCGTACAGCGATTCTTGAAAAAGACTTTTCTGCTGTTCCTGAGGAAGCGTTGAAAGCGTATCATAAATTTAAAAACTGGGCCTGGGAACAGGAACAGTAATTGAACCACGATGCACATGCACCGTGGTTTTCTTTTGCCCACTTTTAAGCACGATGCAGTTTTGCACCGTGCTTTTTTATGCCGTTTTAGCTCATGTTGGAAGAGCACCGGTCTCCAAAACCGGAAGCGGCAGGTTCGAGCCCTGCAAACGGTGCCATGCGGCG